AACTGGCCCCGCCGAAGTTCCAGATCGTCACGCTGCCCGTCGAGAAGTCGCTGCTGTTCCGCCCCACGTCGTGGAAGGGCAACCCGGAGGGCCGCAGCATCCTGCGCGGCGCCTACCGCTCGTGGTTCCTGGCGAAGCGCGTCCAGGAGTACGAGGCCATCGGCCTGGAGCGCGACCTGGCCGGCTACCCCGTGGCCCAAATCAAGACGGACCCGACGACCGGCAAGGCCCTCGGCCCCGACATCTGGACCGGGACGCCCGACGCCAACGCGCTCAAGGACAAGATCGAGACGTTCGTCCGCTCGGTGCGCCGCGACGAGCAGGAGGGGGCGGTCCTGCCGCACTGGCTGGAGTTCTCCCTGCTGTCGACGGGCTCGCGCCGGCAGTACGACACGACCGAGATCATCGGCCGCTACGAGCAGCGCATCGCCATGACCGTCCTGGCCGACTTCATCCTCGTCGGCCACGAGGGCACGGGGTCGTTCTCGCTGCACGAGAACAAGGCCCGCCTGTTCGGCCTGGCCCTGGCGTCGTTCCTGGACACCATCGCCGAGGTGTTCAACCGCCACGCCATCCCGCGCCTGATGGCGCTCAACGGGTGGGGCTCCGAGCGGATGCCGAAGCTGGCCCACGGCGCCATCGACACCCCGAACCTGTCGGAACTGGGCGCCTTCATCGGCCAACTGTCCGGGGCCGGGATGGAATTATTCCCCGAGCCCGAGCTAGAGGCGGCGCTGATGGCCGCGGCGAAGCTGCCGACGCGGGACAAGGGCGAGATCGCCAAGGCCGCGGGGCCCGCGCCGGCCTGGGCCTACCACGCGGAGCGGCGGGAGTTCGTGCGGGCCGTCCGCGAACTGCGCCAGGCCGTCGCCGCGTCGGTCGTCGTCCGCAAGGAGGGCAACCCGAACCACGACGCCAGCACCGGGGAGTTTTCCTCCGGGAGCGGGGGCGGAGCCGGCGCGATCATCGGTACGCATGGGACGAGTAGCGCCAACCTTGCGTCGATTCTCTCGACCGGGCTCAAGGGTGATAAGGCGGGGCAGGCGTGGCCTGGTACGGAGACGGGGCACGTATTCCTCGCGCACGATCATCAGACCGCTGTCGCGTTCGCTACGTACGCGGCGCAGCACTCGGCCGAGAACGCGACAGCGGTTGTCTTGGAAGTGCATGTCCCCGCGTCGGAGAAACACCGAATCGTAGAGGACCCAGCACAGACCGGGAAGCGGACGGCGCTGAAGATCAAGGGCGACATCCCGCCAGAGTGGATCAAGCGGGCCTGGGTAGCGGATGCGGCGTTCGTTCCGTCCGAGTCACCGATTGGGAACGTGCGTTGGAAGGAGGTTAAGGTTGGCAAGGCCGACGGCGACAGGCCGATTTATGTGGCGCTGGCGGTACCATCGTCGCCCAGGCCCACGAGTTCGATGCCAGTAAGTGAGTGAAGAAAGAAGCCCGGGTCGGATGATGCCCGTGGCAACTCCTCGCGTGAGCCTGGCGCCGCTGCTGGCGGCGCTGGACCGCTTCCTCGACCTCGCGGACGCGCACCTGGCGAAGGCCGACAACCCCGCCCTCGTGGCCGCCCTGGAGCGGGCCGCGCAGCGGGCGGAGCGCGACGTGGCCGCCACCTACCAGGCCGCCGTGACGCAACTGCGCGAGCAGTTCTCCGAGCAGCGCGTGCGCGCCTGGCTCGACTCCCCGGAGGCCGACCTGACGGACGCCCAGGTGGACGACCTGCCGTGGCAGGAGCATGAGCGGGCGCTGCTGGCCGGCCTGGTCGTGGCCCTGGGCGCGGCCTTCCTGACGGCCCTCCGCGCCGGCGCCCGGCACGACGGCGGGCCCGACGGGACCGAGGCGGCCGACCTGGCCATCGTCCGCGCCGCCGCCGCGGACTGGGCCGAGCGGCGCGCGGCCGCCGCGGTGGCCGAGGTGACGGCGGGCACGCGCGCGGCCATCCGCGCCGTGATCGCGGGCAGCATCCGCGCCGGCCTGTCCGTCGAGGAGACGGCGGCCGAACTCCGGACGATGGTCGGCCTGACGGAGGCCCAGGCGGCGGCGCTGCAGGCCGAGCGCACGCGCCTCCTGGCGGACGGTCGCCTGTCGCGCCCGCAGATTCGCGCGGCCCTGGCCGTCTACGGCGAGGAACTCCGGGCCGCCCGGACGCTGACCATTGCCGCGACGGAGACGTGGGCGGCGGCGCAGGCCGGCCTGGTGGAGGGGTGGGCGGTCCTGGACGCCCTCGACCTGCTGCCGCCCGACCACGTCCAGGTCTGGCGCATCCAGGACGCGAGCGCCTGCGAGCGGTGCCGGGAACTGGACGGCGAGACGCGCCCCATCGGCCAGGCGTTCCCTGAGGGCCCGCCGGCGCATCCGAACTGCCTACCGGGTGACGCGCTCGTAGCGCCCGGTTCGCGGATTGCGGCGACGAGTGCCCGCATCTACCAGGGCGATATGGTCATCCTCCGCACCGCCAGCGGTAAGCGTCTGGCCTGCACCCCGAACCATCCGATACTCACGCCGGGCGGCTGGGTCCAGGCGGGCCGCCTCCACGTAGGCAGCGACGTAATCAGCAGTCGCCTCCGTCAGTGGGGCCGCTCGTGTCACGACCACCACGAGGAGATGCCAGCCCGCATTGAGGATGTGGCGCGTGCGCTCCGCTTGGCGCGCGTAGCGCCGCCCACGCGTGTGCCAGTTGCCGCCGAAGACTTCCACGGCGACGGGGCCGGCTCCCAGGTCGCAGTTATATGGGCCGATGGCTCGCTGCGGGGTCACGACGACGCCTCGCTGCTGGAGCATCCCCGCGAGGCGCGCCTCCTCCGCGCTTCCGAACTGTGCCCGAGCCTCCCGAGTCGCCGCGAGTCGCAGTTTGGTCGCCAGCGGGACCGTGCGCCCTGTGGCCGCGGCGTGCGCTGCGCGGACCTGGCGCTGGCGTTGCGCGGGGGTCATGCCTTGCCACTTGAGCCGCTCCGCCTCGCTCTGGGAGCGCCGCGGTATCCCGTGGGCGGCCAGCCGTCGGGCGATGACGCTGCGCGAGACGCCGAGGCGCTGGGCGAGCGCATTCTCCGAGAGGCCACCGACGTAGAGCCGGATCGCGTTCGCATGGTCGAGGCGTATGCGTTCCATGGGCCGGTCTACAACCTCCAGACGGGGGATGGGTTCTACATGGCCGGTGGCATTATCACCCAGAACTGCCGGTGCTCGCTGGTGCTGGAGCCGCGGGCCAGAGCCGAGTGAATCGAGCGCTGAATGAACGCGCCCGCTTCGTACGCGCCGCAGCGTAGACTCAGACGCATGACAGACCCGGTGGCGGCGGCAGAGGCCGAGGCGGACGTGCGGGGCGGCGCGGTGACCCTGCCCGCAGCCAACGCCCTCCGCCCGTCGCTGGCCTGGGCGGCCGGCCTCGCCGGCACGGTGACCCGCGTGAGCGGGCGCGGGCGGCGGGTCCGGGTCGTCGACGCGACGGGGCGCCCCCGGAGCGTGACGGTGCCCCGGTCGGCCCTGGAGTAGCGCGCCAGTGCGGTCCGACGCCGTCGAGGTGGGCAGCACGTTTGGCCGGCTGACTGTTGTCGGCGCCGGTCCGACGCGGCCGCATTATCTCAAGACGTGGCAGGTGCGGTGCGCCTGCGGGAACGAGCGCATCGTCGACCAGGGCAACCTCAAAAGCGGCCACACAACCTCGTGCGGCTGCGCCAGCCTGGAGTTGACCCGAGAACGCTCGCTCCGCTACGGAGGGAGCCGCCTCCCGGAGTACCTGGCCCACCAGAATATGATCCGACGGTGTCGCCCAGACCATCCGCAGGCGAAAGACTACGCCGGACGCGGGATTGCCGTGGCGCCAGCCATGCTCAACTTCGAGACGTTCTTCGCCCACGTCGGCCCGCGCCCCTCCCCGGCTCATACGCTTGACCGCGTCGACAATGGCCGGGGGTACGAGGCGGGGAACCTTCGCTGGGCAACACGGGCAGAGCAGGCTCGAAACCGGCGGCGCCCCATGCGGCAGGACGCCCTGGAGTAGCACGAGGAGTAGTAGTCCACTCTCTAGAGTGTGGTAGCGTGCTGTCAGATCACATGCCAACTCCAGTCTCCGTAGCCTGGGAACTCGACGTAGTGTTCAAATCCGCATCGCCTCGTCGCGTCTGGGGGTGGGCCATTATCAGTCGCACCCGTGACGGGAAGGTCTTCGTTGACAAGCAGGGCGACGTGACGGAACCCGAGGACATCGAGGAGGCCGCCTACGACTTCG